CCCGTAGGTACTTGGATGGTTTCAATGAAAGTAAACAATGAAGTTATTTGGAACGACTTTGTTAAAACAGGAAAAGTTAAAGGCTTTAGCATCGAAGGATATTTCAGCGACAAATTAGAAATGAGTTTAAAAGTTGCAAAAGAACAAGAATTAATAAATAAAATAAAATCAATAATAACTAATGCTGAAATTAATAAATAAAATTATGGGAAACAAAACAAGTTCGCCAAAAGGTGGTAAAAGAGGTTGCGTATGTAAAGATGGAACATACAGTTCTAAATGTTGTAATGGTGAATTACAAGAACAAGGAATTGGTTCTACAGTAGCACAATCAAGTGCAACAGTTACAAACACAAACGCACCAAGAGTTATAACAAGTGTAAGTTCGTAATTTATAACAAACTGTTATAAAAATAATTAATATAAAAAATAATAATATGACAACTGAAAAATTAGTAATGAATTCTTTGTTTGGAAAAACAGAATTAAAAAGTGAAAAAGTAGAATTAGGTTATGATTTTGGAACTATAATTAAAGATACTGATTCAAGATTAAAATCAACATCAGACGCTGTTGCAAAATTAAATAAAGCGGCTGCGGCATTTATCGATGCAAAAAAAGCATATTCACAATTTCAAAATGTACCGAGTACATATCAAAAAAATGTTGATGGGTATTACAAAGAATATAACAAAAAAGCATCTGATTTAGGTATTGATACTAAAACCACGCAGTTTTATAAAGAATATTTAGATGTTGTTTCAAAAATAGGACAAATTGCTGATAATGTTGGACAAATGAAATCAGCTATTGATTCTGCTAAATAATTAATGTTAAATAAGTAAATATGAATGTAATTAATGAAATCAAAACTCTTTTGGGTATGGAAGTTAAACTTGCTCAAATGAAACTTAAAGACGGAGTTACTGTTATAGAAGCAGATGCTTTTGAAATGGATAACAATGTTTTTATTGTAAACGGTGAAGAACGTATTGCAATGCCAGTTGGCGAATACGAACTTGAAGATGGAATGATTTTAGTAGTAGCTGTTGAAGGTGTTATTGCTGAAATTAAAGAAGCTGAAGCTGAAGTAGAAGAAGCTCCTGAAGTTGAAGAAGAAGTTGAAGCACAAGCTGAAACAGTAGCAACTCCTAAAAGAATTGTAGAATCAGTTTCTAAAGAAATGTTCTTTTCAGAAATTGAAAAATTAAGAACTGAAATTGCTGAATTAAAATCAGTAAAAGAAGTTGTTAAAGAAGAATTAAGTTCAGAAGTTGTTGTTGAACCATTAACACACTCACCTGAAGTTAAAAACGAAGTTAAACTAAATAAAATATCAACTAATCGCCAAATGACTACACAAGATATAGTTATGGCAAAACTTTTTAATTAATAAACTATGGCTACTACAACATCAATTACGACTACCTATGCTGGGGAGTTTGCAGGAAAATATATTTCTGCTGCATTATTATCAGGTTCTACAATCGCTAATGGCGGTATTGAAGTAAAACCAAACATTAAATTTAAAGAAGTTATCAAAAGAATTGCTACTGATGCAATCGTTGCTAATGCTACTTGTGATTTTACTTCTACTTCTACAGTTACTTTAACTGAAAGAATTATTACTCCTGAGGAATTCCAAGTAAATCTTGAATTTTGTAAAAAAACGTTTAAATCGGATTGGGAAGCCGTTCAAATGGGATATTCTGCATTTGATAATTTACCTCCAGCTTTCGCTGATTTTATTTTAGCACACGTTGTTGCTAAAGTTGCTGAGAAAATGGAAAACAATATTTGGAAAGGTGCTACTGCTACTGCTGGTGAATTTGACGGCCTTGTTACTTTAGCTACTGCTGATGCAGCTGTTATTGATGTAGCTTCTCCTGTATCAGGTGGAATTACTGCTGCTAACGTTATCGGTGAACTTGGTAAATTAGTAGATGCTATTCCTGCTGCATTGTACGGAAAAGAAGATTTATATCTTTATGTTTCACAATCTGTAGCTCGTGATTATGTACGTGCTTTAGGAGGATTCGGAGCTTCAGGTTTAGGAGCTAATGGTACAAACGCACAAGGTACACAATGGTTCAACAATGGTTCATTATCTTTTGATGGTGTTAAAATCTTTGTTGCAAATGGATTAGCTAACGATTATATGATGGCTGCTCAAAAATCTAACTTATATTTTGGAACAGGTTTATTATCTGACCACAACGAAGTTAAATTAATTGACCTTGCTGATATTGACGGTTCAGAAAATGTAAGAGTTATAATGAGATTTACTGCTGCTGTTCAATACGGTGTTGGTTCTGAAATTGTACTTTACACTCCTGCTGCATAATTAGAAACAAATTAAGAAGGGAGTTTAATCGCTCCCTTTTTTATTAACTTTAAAATATATAAACTATGCCTTGCGATATTTCTTTAGGACGTGCTGAACAATGTAAAAATTCAGTAGGTGGATTAAAAGCTGTATACTTCATTAATTGGGGTGATGCAACAACTGTAACTTATTCTGCAACTGCAGGATTAGAAGATGTTATAACTGGATTAGGTGGAACTCCTATCGGTTATAAATATGAATTAAAAGGAACTTCTACATTTGAACAAACTGTAACAAGTTCAAGAGAAAATGGAACTACATTTGTAGACCAAAAATTAAGTTTAAGTTTAGCTAAATTAACTATTGCTGACCATAAACAATTGAAATTACTTTCTTATGGAAGACCACAAGTTATTATTGAGGATAACAATGGGTCTTTCTTTTTAGCAGGTTTGACTAAAGGTATGGACTTAGTAACTGCAACTATTTCAAATGGTGCTGCTATGGGAGATATGTCAGGTTATAAAATGGAATTTCAAGGAATGGAGCCTGTTGCTGCAAACTTTGTTACGGGACCATTAACTACAGGTATTTTAGCTTCTATCGTTGAAGGTACTGTAGCATAATTATTATTTGTTTTTTTAAAGAAAGGTATACTTTAATTAGTATGCCTTTTTTGTTTTAAAACAATTTATATTTTAATTTATTAATATAAAAAATATTATATGATAATTTTAAAAGAGCAAATAGAATCACAAACTATAAAATTCATACCGAGATTTTACTCGGCAGATACTCTTATTTTAAGAAACGAAACAACTAATATTTCAGTTACATTAAATCCTACATTTGTAGTTGATGGATATTATTTAAAATGTGATTTAGCTTTAGATTTAAAAGAAAATACTTTTTATAATTTAACAATATTAAGTACTGCTTTACCTTTTACTGCTGACAACGGAATTAAAACAGCTGATAATAATATATTAACTGCAGATATGACACAATTTAGTAGTGAAAATTCTTTAATTTATAGAGACAAAATCTTTTGTACAAATCAAAACAAGAATAACTATACTGTTAATGAAAATCAATACGTAGCGAACGTTACAACAAACGAATTTAAAATATATGAGTAATATATCCATTGTAAATTTAAGTGCTTATACAAGCCCTATAATACAAGAAAACAAGAAGAATAACTATATTGAGTATGGTGCTGATAATAATTACTTTCAATATTTAATTGATAGATATTTATACAGTGCTACAAATGGTGCTATTATTACAGGGGTTGCTAATATGATTTATGGAAAAGGATTAGATGCTTTAGATTCTAACAGAAAGCCAAATGAATATGCACAAATGAAATCTATTGTAAAAGATTCTGATTTAAAGAAAATAGCTTTAGAAAGAAAACTTTTAGGAATGGCTGCGATGCAGGTTGTAATGGAAAAAAAGAAAGTAAAGCAAATACTTCATTTTCCGATGCATACATTACGTGCTGAAAAATGTAATGATAAAGGACAAATAGAAAATTGGTATTATCACCCTGATTGGACTAAAAAGAAACCAAGTGAAGAATTAAAACGCATTCCTGCTTTTGGTTTTGGTAATGGTAATGAAGTTGAACTTTATATTTTACACCCTTATGTTAGTGGATTTGATTATTATAGTCCAATAGATTATTCGGGTTCTTTACCTTATGCTTTGCTTGAAGAAAACATAGCAGATTATCAAATTAATGATTGTCAGAATGGTTTTAGTGGTACTAAAGTTATCAATTTCAATAATGGTATTCCAAGTGAGGAAATGCGCGATAAAATGAAACGTGATGTACTTGGTAAACTAACAGGAGCAAGAGGAGAAAAAGTTATTATTGCTTTTAATGCTAATGCTGAAAGTAAAACTACAGTTGAAGATTTACCTTTAAATGATGCACCTGCACACTATGAATATTTAAGTAAAGAATGTTTTGATAAATTAATTGTAGGACATAGAGTTACAAGTCCAATGTTATTAGGAATTAGAACAGGTGATGGTGGATTAGGTAACAATGCAGATGAAATAAAGACTGCTACGCTATTATTTGACAACATAGTTATAAAACCATATCAATTAGAAATAATTGATGCTTTAGATGAAATATTAGCAGTTAATAGTATATCATTAAAATTATATTTTAAAACAATACAACCTTTAGAATTTGTTGATACTACAGGTATGAACGCTGAAACTACTGAAGAAGAAACTGGAGTTAAAATGTGTTCACATAATTTAGCTACAGACTCTATTGCTGATTTATTAATTGAAAAAGGAGAAACATTAAGTGACGAATGGTTTTTAATTGACGAAACAGAAGTAGATTATGATTCTGAAGAAGAATTAGATGCTGAAATTAATACTTTAAATAATAAAAAGAAAAGCACATTATCTAAAATGTGGAAATTTATAACTTCTACAGGAACAGCAAAACCAAATGTTAAAAGTCCTGAACAAGACAAAGTTATTGATGGAGTTCAATTTATTACAAGATATAAATATAGTGGTGATTTAAGCGGTGAAAGAGAATTTTGCAGTAAAATGTTACGAGCTGAAAAAGTATATCGTAAAGAAGATATTGTAAATATGGAAACGCAAGTTGTTAATGCTGGATTTGGACCTAAAGGTTCTGATTCTTATTCTGTATGGTTATACAAGGGTGGAGCAAGATGCAATCATAAATGGTTGCGTAGAACTTATGCTAATTTTGATGGTGTTAAAATTGACCCTACAAATCCAAATGCAAAAGCTATTAGTTCTGCAACTGCTGAAAAATATGGTTATAGAATTAGAAACGATAAAGAAGTAGCAATGAAACCAAGTGATATGCCTACAAAAGGATACACACAAGAGTATTGGGATAAAATGGGATATACAAATTAATAAGATATGGCACAAGGTTTATTTATAAGTACAAACGATATAGTTAAATTCACTGTTTTAAATGGTAATTTAGACCCTGATATTTACACACAATATATTTTTCAAGCACAGCAATTACATATTCAAAACTATTTAGGAACAAAACTATACAACAAAATTAATGATGGTATTGTAGCAGGTAATTTAGCAAGTCCATATACAACGCTTTTAAGCGTATATATTAAACCGATGGTAATACATTGGGCAATGGTAGAGTTTTTACCTTACGCAGCTTATAAAGTATCAAATAAAGGAGTATTTAAACATAATTCTGAAAACAGTACTACAGTTGAAAAGAATGAAATAGACTTTTTAATTGAAAAAGAAAGAGATGTTGCACAATCTTATACAAATAGATTTATAGATTATATGAGTTTTAACCAAGTTTTATTTCCTGAATATAATAGTAATTCAAATGCTGATGTATTTCCAGATAAAGACGCAAATTTTACAGGATGGATTCTATAAAAGAAACATATAAGCCGAAAGAAGTAAACGTAAAGAAATTAGAAATTTTTTTAAATAAATTAGATAAAAAAAATGATACAAGTAATTAAC